AGTGCAATCTCCGCCGAACGTCGTGAGGAGAGGGTGGTGCCAAGGTGGTTAAGAAGATCGAGGATGTCGATCCGGGTAAGAAGGCTACCGGCACGCGCGTTAAGAAGTTGCGCGATCCTCTCAAGCGCGGGAGCAAAAGTCTCGTCGCCGCTCGAAATCCACCCGTACCCGGCAAGACGCTCGCCGGCCGGACGAATCTGGCTGAAGTCAAGTCGAAGCACATCAGCCTTCCGCTTGCCAGCCAGCACCTTACCCACCGACTTGGCCCAGGCTTCGGCGCTGTCACCAATACCAATAGTCCAGACGGTCTTGCCGTGTTCCTGCGTGTACGTTTCGACATTGGTCTCGCGGCCCTTCTTCTGCTCCAACTTGGCCCGCTGGCTACGGACAAGCTCGATCTCCATGGGCGACGTGAAGCCGTTCAGGGTGCCGACGACCGGCTCGAAGCCAACGCCACAGCCCTGAAGCAGCAGCCAGAACGCATCGACGACGTCGTGGACGGTCTCGATCTTGGTGAAGGCGCAGTTGAACATGGAGGCTTCACGACGCTTGGCGACGGCAGTACCGCCCAGCCACAGCGTGCGACCGGACACCGATGCCGAGCGGTTCAGCAGGACTTCACGCAGTTCCTCCAGTTCGTTCTCCTGTGCGGAGGTCAGCGGCTTGTCGCCAAGGGCACGCTGCCACAGCCAACGCTGATGGCCGACAACGCGACCCACGATGTCTTCCCACGACTCGAAGCCGCCAGCCGGCAGGGGCCGGGCATAAGTGCGACGGATGATGGTTGCGGCACGCGCGGAGGGCGTACGCATTTCGGGTGAATTGCGCATAAAGGCTCCAGATGGGGTGAAGGACAACTACTATAACAGAGGGTAGGCCAGATTGCTAGTCCGTGCCGCCGGGGCAGACAACCTCGGCAGCATTCAGAAGTTCGGCCCGGCGCTTCGAAGAGATCTTCAGTTCTGCGGCCAAGAGTCTCAACGTGAACGCCGTGCCTTCGGGCGTGTAGCCCTTCTTGCGGAGTAGCGCAAGCAGGTTCTCGACAGATTCAGCCACCGGTCAGCGCCTTCCACGAGAACGGGAACAGGCGCTCCATGTCGGGCCCGATCTTCTCGACGATGGCCCGAGTTTCACGCTGGGCATCCGGCTTGACCCGCAGACCCCACACCCGTGCCCAACCCAGCAGGCTACCCGTCCAGTGCCACTCCGTGTACATGTTCTGGGGCAGGATCATGCGGGCCTGTTCAGCACAGCAGCCTTCCGCTACCATGCGCTTGTAGTCCCACACCAGCGACCGGGCAGCCACATCGATGCGCTCCGTGACACCGAACTTGTCGTTCCACTGCTGGTCGGTGCTGCCCTGCTTGATGTCGTCAGAGCCCTTGCGCCACTCCGGCGGCCAGTACAGTTCCGGCGTGTCCTTGACGTAGCGCCGGCTGATCTCGGACCACACGAAGCCGACCTGATGCTTGGCCAGTTGCCGGGCTACGAAGATCGGTGCCTTGAAGTGGAAGCTGACGTGGGGGTGCGCGAAGGGCAGTTCGTGCTTGTGGCGGGCCAGATAGCTAAGGAGGCGCGCATCCTTGTCAGGACGGAACTCCTGCACCCGCTTCCCGAAAGACACGCGGGCCGCGTTGACGCAAGTCAGGTCGTCACCGTAGTGGCCCAAATAGGTCACATCCACCGATAGCTCTCCTCGTTGATGGGAGAGACAATCTAGTAGGTGGTCGGCAGGTTGTCAAGGAAAGGGGCAGACCCTCACGCTTTAGGTCCGCGACGTACTGGCATCGCGACGGCCGAGCATTCCCAACCGTATCCAGATCGTTGACCCCGCCAGCTATACTAACGGGGGTGCCGCCAGCCCGTGCCACAAAGGCGAGGGCGACGGCGTTGGAAGAAGGTGGGCGGGCCCGCCGACAGTTAGGCTGCGACCCGCCCTAGTTAAGTAAGGTAATTGTCCATATCTAGTAGGCTAGTCTGTCAGCACACTGTCCCCTTTGGCTGACAAGAAGGAATATAGTGCATCGGGGCCCGTTTGTCAAGTGCGCTACGCGAGGGACCCGCAGGGAGCAGAGGGTGTGGCAAAAATACCACAGTTGCATTCCCACTAGAAATAGCCTACTATGTAGTCTACCCTGCCAGAAGAGCACCCGAAATCTGGTAGCTGCCGGAGTGAGGAAGTGGAGAGAGTTTCCTGGCGCAATCCTCCCCTCGCCGGCGACAGCTAAGTCATTGATATCATTGGATTTGGTGAGGAAGTGAGCGAGTGAACGACGCATCCGAACCTTTTCTATATATTTCTTCTTTCTTTAAAGAAAAAGTAGTCGCTCACCATTCTCACTTGCTCACCTTCAGAGGCTTACGCCTTGATATACCTAGCTTTCTGCGGTGAGCTTCCTAGGTGAGCGCCTTCAACAACCCTCACCGCCGGCCCCCGGCATAGTTATTTCGGCGCTTCGCCCTGACGAATGCGGCTTTCGGCACGTATCCTTTCATAGCGCGTAGCGCAAAGTAAGGCAAGTGACAAACGGGTGGGGCAATTGTCACTGGTTACTGGTCGTTACGAATGCGGAATGAGTTATGTGCTTGACGAAGGGGTGGGGCCGGGCTATAGTTAGTCCAGCTTTAGGAGGGCGTAGCAATGCTCAAGTGGTTCAAGCCGCAGTACCGGATTGTGCGGGACTTTTGGGCGGGCTATGAAGTGCAGGTTCGGTATTGGTACTGGCCGTTCTGGGACACGCTGAGTTGTGCTACGCACGCGACGCCGCTGGAGGCATCCGACTGGTTGAAGGCCCGGCTTGAGCGGGAACGGTGGTCGTTGTATTTGGGGAGGATGTGATGGCGATTCCGTTGAGGGTGGTGCAGTTTTATACGCTGGACGAGCAGGACGAGCGGGTTTACACGGGATATAAGCTTCAGGTGAAGACCCGGGATGGATGGGAAGATGTGCCTGTGATCCATCGGCGCGAAAAGGAGGATGAGGGGGACTAGGGGATTGTGGCAAAAGTGTGACAAACTCCAAAAATACGCGCGAATCTGGTAGGGGTATGCTGACTACAGACACAGCCGGGCCACATTTTCCGCCCCCCGTGTGGCCTACCCTCGCCAGAATACAGTATGCCGTATACGGTTAGATTGTATACCAAAGCTCACCGTTCCGGTTCCGCAACATGCCGCCGCCGGAAGGTAGACCGCATACCGTATACAATGCCTGGCCGGAACATGCTGCTACCGGAATGCGCCGGGCGCATATCGTTCTTTCTTCCCAACAAGCCGGTTTCGTTCTGATCCGGGATGCTAACGTTACGGATGCGGAAAACCCCTTGACAGGAATTTCTACCTAGCCGCCCGGCGCTTTTCCTGCACACAAGATGTAGTGTGCGAGACTTTCCGGTAGACACAATAGCTATCCGTAATTCTTCCGGCCTTCCCAATATCTAGCAGGAATTACTACGGTCCCCGCCAACCCCACATCCCGCACCCGATAGGACCGATTCGGACCTATTCTTTCCCGCGTAAGGAATGCTCGCGCGCGCGCACGCACACGCCCACAAGCCGTATACATTCCGCCCCCGGTTCGACCAGCTCCCCCGCCCCATCCATGCACCTACCGCATAGCAGCCATGCAAAACTGCCGCGCATCTGGCCAATCTTGCCTTATTCTCGCCACAATCGTGGTCTAGCTTTCAAACATCGGCGAAGGGCAGCTAACCCCGGCGCCGCTAGGGACTCGCTCCCGCCGCTCTTTGAGACTGTAAATCGTGGAACCCCTCGCGCATGGTCCGACAAGCCATGCGGTTGATAGGGGTGGTGGTAGTGGGGGACCTGTAAGAGAACCCCACAGAACATGGACTAGTCGCCTAGTAGGTCCGGGCCTGTAGATAAGACAGGCATTGTGTTAGCCTTGCACGCTAACATGGTGGTGCCGAACACGGATAACGCTAGGCGAGACAAGGCGGGAACGAACCCGCGCCCATGTAACAAACGTATGCGCTAGCCCGGCGCATGGCTTAGAAATAGGGCACTACTGTTCCGGTCTCCCCTAGGAAATCCTAGGGGTTTCCGAAATAGTAGCACATTCAAAACAACCCCTAAGCATAAGGTTCCGCCCTATGTCCGTAATGATCCGTTTCGCAAACCGCGAAGCCGCCGAGGAATTCGCAATCAATGCAGAGGGTATCTGGGAGGTGTTCCGCGACGACCGCGACCCGCGCCTAGCCGACATGGATATCCTCTGCGATGCACTAGCAATCGAATCGGCCTTGCAGCGGCACCCCGTCGGTGAGATCGTCGCAATCGTGCCGGACCGCGTCCGCGAGCTGGCCGAAATTGTCGCCGAAAATTGTGTCGAATTGGCCGAGACAATTGCACCCGGCGACATCTCCATAACCCTAGCATAAGGCCCCGCCCTATGTCCTCCGCCCCTGAATACACGCCGCAGCCCCGCTTGCGGTTGCTCACTCTCGGTAATCCCAAAACGGCCAAGGGCCGCGCCAAGGGATATGCCGTTGCCGTCCTTCACCTAGCCCCCGGTTCCCTCTCCGGGCGCAATGTGTGCGGCGGCGCTACCGCCGGTTGCCTCGCGGCTTGCCTCAATCTGGCGGGGCGCGGCGGGCTAGCCTCCGGTTCCGTCCTCACTCATGCGGAATTGACCGCAGGCACGCGCTCCAACGCCATCCAAGCGGCACGCCTACGCCGCACGCATCTACTCTGGAATGACCGCACCGCTTTCTCTGCGATGCTTTTGGATGACGTGCGCGCTTTCGTCGCGTGGTGTCATGCCAATGGGCTGCGCCCTGTCCTCCGCCTTAACGGCACATCTGACCTAGATTTTGATGGCATGATGCCACATGTCATCGCGCAAATTGAGGCCCTTGGCGTTATGCGCTATGATTACTTCAAGGTGCCATCCCGCCTAAAGCGCGCTCGCGCCACCTATTCCCTGACATTTTCGCTCGCCGAAAACAATGATGCACAAGCGGCAGCTGTCCTCCGCGCCGGGGGCCAAGTTGCGGCGGTGTTCCGTGTAAAGCGCGGCCAGCCCCTGCCTGCTACCTTCACACTAGATGGCGAAGAATGGACCGTGATCGATGGCGACGCCGACGATTTGCGGTTCCTAGACCCGCCGCGCGTCATTGTGGGGCTGCGCGCCAAAGGCCCCGCCATCCGCGACACTACCGGCTTCGTTCGCGACGCCGCCTAATCCACCCTCGCCCATAGGAACCCGCCACCATGGCACGCGATATCTTTGTGTTCGAATTGTCAACCATGCTGGACATATGCGCCGGCTTAACGGAACGTGGCCACGGCTTTGAGGTGACGTGGCATGATCACCAATGGCGTATCCGCCTAACCGGCACCTTCTAGCAATCCGGTTTCCTAGGGGCTTGCCCCTAGGTCACCCGAATGCTAGTGCATTCGCCTGCAACCCTAAGCATAAGGTTTCGCCCTATGTCCATGTCAGCTGCTGCGCAAGCCGCGCTTGCCGCCGCCCTCTCCACCCGTGGTCCCAACAAGGGCAAGCTCCTGCGCTCCGCCCCTAAATCCAACACGCACGCCTGTGCCGCGTGGCAGGGTGCCATGCTGTCCGTCAACCCATACAAGGCTAGCATCTTCGCGCTGATCATGATGGATGACATCCAGCGCGCCATCTTTGGCGAGGTGCAAGCACATTTCGATGCCATGCCAAAGGCCGAACGGATCGCGTTCGATAAGGATCGCGCCACCCTCGAAGCCTGTGGCGTGTGGTAAGGAGCCCGACCCATGTCCGAATATCCAACCGACGATGCGTCTGCGGCGATGCGCTACGCGCACCATGCCGCCGAGCAGGTGGGGATGCTACTTGATCGCTATTGGGGCGATGCTGGGTCCGATCCTGCCATGGTCCACGCATGGTGCGACACGTTGGAAGCACTGGCGAAGGAGATTGTGCGGGAGCTGGGCGAACCATCGGAACGCCTGTCCTGCGGGGGCCTTGTGAAGCGCAGCTTCCTCGACCCATACTGCAAAGACTAACAGCCGAATTGTATACAAAACCTGGCGGCGGGAGACGTGTGCCCGCCCCACATCAAGGAGACACGTGCCATGCGTGTTCTGGTAGCCTGTGAATACAGCGGAACCGTCCGCGATGCCTTCATCGCACGTGGCCACGATGCCATGTCATGCGACCTATTGCCCACAGAACGCCCCGGCCCCCACCACCGCGGTAGTGTGTTCGATGTGCTGTGGGGCGGCTGGGACCTGATGATCGCCCATCCCCCATGCACTCACCTCGCCGTGTCGGGTGCCCGCTGGTGGAAAGACAAGCAGGCCGAGCAGGCCGATGCGCTTGCCTTTGTGCGGCTGCTGATGGACGCGCCCATCCCGCGCATCGCAATTGAGAACCCGGTCAGCAAGATCAGCACGGCCATCCGCAAGCCGGACCAGATCATCCAGCCTTGGCAGTTCGGGCATGGCGAAACCAAAGCCACCTGCCTGTGGCTCAAGGGGTTGCCTAAGTTGGTGCCGACCGATATCGTGGACGGGCGCGAAGCCCGCATCCATAAGATGCCGCCAAGTGCCGATCGATGGAAGGAGCGCAGCCGCACCTATCAGGGCATCGCCGATGCGATGGCCTCGCAATGGGGAGGAGAGCATGGCTAAGGTGTCACAAGCGTGGCTGGACAAGGCGCAGAAGATAAAGGACGCAGAGACGTTGCGCCTCATGGCCAAGCGGAACAGGCGCGAGGTCGAGGTGCTGCACCACGTCATCACGTATGTGGGGAAGGGGCAGGTGCTGTCCACCCGCAAGCTCATCTATGCGCTGGAAGCGGAGGCCAAGCGATGGGAGCGCGAAGCAGCGGAGCGTGATCGTGAAGCGTGGCGCAGGACGCCGGCAACCCCACCCTCACCGGAAATGTCTAATGATATCAATGACTTAGCCGGCGGGGTGAGGAAGTGAGCAGCGCGCCTAACCTTTTTCTATATCTTCTTCTTTCTTAAAGAGGAAAGTAGGTGCTCACCACCCTCACTCCCTCACCGGCTGGCCTAAGCCATTGGAATTGCTGGGTTTTTTCGGTGAGGGTGCGCCGTGAGGAAGTATCTTGACACGCCGAATGCCACCCAGCTAGAAGCACAGACGGGTGGCATAGTATCAGGAGACTACATATTGCCACGTGTTGCGTAGGAAATCAACCTTGGCGGGGGCCTTACGGCCCGCCCCATACATGAAGGAGGGAAGCAGATGATCGAACGTGATCCGCAGCTAACGCTGCAAGCGGTGGCCGACGAGCTAGGCTGGGACACTTCCAGCATGCTGCTGGTCACCCTGAATTTCATCGCGTCGCTGGGGCATGAGCGCCGGCAATCGTTCGCCATCTACCTTGACACGGTGCGTGAGGAGGAGATAGCTTTCAACACGTTGCCGCCCAACCACGTAGGAGCATGACCATGACCGACAGCATCTTGCCGCCCAATCTGACCACGATGCGCTCGCATTACTTTCGTCGGGTTCGAAGCGAAGCTTTCGACGCTGTTCACAAGGCGTTGCAAAAGATGCGGGTTCTGGTCCCGTGCCCGGAACTTTATTACCCTGAGCATGAGGACCTCTTTATCGAGGCGGCCACTGCCAATGCCAAGCATGTTGTGTATCTAACTAACTTGCAACATGAACTCTATGCCTTGATGATGGCGACCGACAACTTCGATAGGGAAGAACGCAAGAAGGAAGGGGCAGGCTGACCCTCGCACCTGCAAGCTCTGGCATTGGGGCTTGCATAGCGAAGGCCAATCCCGGCTTTCGATTAGGAGACGAGACATGCTTCGCAGACACGACCTTGTTCGGCTTTCCAGCTATGTCTACACGATCCCCTATCAGGCCACCTATCAGGTGGTGAAGGGGCGCAAGGTGGCGCACATGGTTTCCAACTGGCCCTTCTGGATCAACACCAACTATCATGCGTGGAAGTTTGACCTGAGCCAGCTTGACGCGGCATCGGTGGTGGACTTCCGCCTGACGAGCGAGGCCGGCGAGTGGCATGGGCGCATCCCGCGCAGCGATCTGCCCGCCAAGTTTGTCAGCTTCAACTGCACGGGGGAGGGTTTCCTCAAGATGCGCGGGCGCTACTTCTCCTACTTCCGCAAGGTGGCCTGACATGGAGGGGCTTGTCACGTATCTGCTGCTGGAGGTGGCCATCGCGGCCATCGTTGGCGGCGGCCTGGCCGTATACCTTTTGAGCAAGGGAGGCTGACATGACGCCGCGCCCGTTCTTTGTGGTGCCCCGGTTTAGGAGGGGCGCACTGGGCTGGATGTATCTGCGCTGGGGCCGCAAGCTCTGGCGCCTCTGGTGAGGAAGGCACATGGACCAGACACGCGAGCAGGCGTTCGCCGTATCGTTCCCGCTCAAGCTGCATGACGGCACCGAACACGATGTGGAAGGTGTGGCTGTCATGGTGTGGCGGGAGTGGGATGAAGGCGATGGCGCCCTTGAGGTTCTTGAACAGGTGAAGCTGACGCATGCGATGGTGGACGGCGTCCACCTGAACGACGAGCAGTTTCGCCGGTTTCAGGATACATTCCGGGCCTACTATGAGGAGACACTTGAATGGATGGCGTTGTCGCTGATGGAGGCATCCGGCTCCGTCCTCAACTAAAGGCGGGAGTCAAGGCCCGGAAGTATTATCTTGGATGTGTCATGGTGCGGCAGCTTGACGGCACCGTGAAAGTGTGGGCACCTGTCTACGGGAAGCGGCCTGCCCGGTGGGAGCTGGTCAAGGTTGCCTCCTCGATGAAGTCCGCACACAACTTCGTCCACAACACACGAGCAAAGGCATAAACATATGCTTATGATGCGAGAGCGGGAGACTGTGGAGGCCGGCGGCCTTGGCAGCGGCGGCGCATTCACCATTGCGGCCAGCGTCAAGGCGTTCGAGGTTCTGTCCTCCAACCTCTACCAGAACAAAACCTTGGCGGTGATCCGTGAGATCACGTGCAACGCGGTGGATGCACACACGGCGGCTAGCCTGCCGATCAGCGGCATCAAGGTTCACCTGCCTACCTACATGGAGCCGGTGTTCTGGGTGCGCGACTACGGGTCCGGCCTGTCCGACGAGGATGTGCTGACCCTGTATACGACCTACTTCCGATCCACTAAGGATCAGGACAACAGCCAGATCGGCGGCTTTGGTCTCGGCTCTAAGTCCCCCTTCGCTGTGGCCGACCAGTTCACCGTCACCTCATGGCACGGCGGGTTCAAGTCCACCTATGCCTGCTACAAGCAGGATGGCATGCCGCAAGTCAATGCGGTGGGCAAGGAACCTTGCGGCTCTCAGACCGGCTTCGAGGTGCGCGTGCCCCTGACTGCCCGCTCCGGCTCCATCATTGACTGGCAGAACCAAGCGCGCTCACTCTTCTGCTGGTGGCCCGAGACGCCCACCTTCAACTCCGACTTCGAGTTGGGTGCCCTCTTGTTTGCCGGTGATGATCTTATGTTGACATCCGACTATGATGTGGACGGGGCGCCGGGCTGGGCTATCCTCCGCAGCCTCACGCGCAGCCGGGTGATCATGGGCAACGTGCCCTATATCCTCGACGAGGACTCGATCCAAGGGCTGCCCGATCCTGTTCGGCAACTGCTTCGCAAGGTCTACGTTGCGATCCGGGCGCCGATGGGCAGCGTGTCCATCAGCCCGTCCCGTGAGACGCTGTCCTATGATGCGGCCACCAACAAGTATCTGGTGGACAAGCTGGTGCAGATCGGACGCGAGATCACGGCCAAGCTGGAGAAGGAAATCTCTACCAGCCCAAGCCTGGCCGAGGCCCGTGAGCGTGTGCATGGCCGGGGCGAACACTCCCTGTCTCACCTGTTCGGTCGGCTCAAGGATATCGTGAAGCCGCGCTGGAACGGGAAGCCCGTGCCTGAGACGGTTAGCTTCAAGCTGGACGCCACCTTCTCTTTGCCGGCACAGGCAGTGGACTATGCGCGACCCGGCCACCGGACTACCTTTCGACGGGAACCTTACGGGGAAGGCGATGTGTTCGAGCATGCCTTTCCTAAGCATGATTCGGTGGAAAGGCACATTCTGTGGACGGAGAAGCTCGCGCCTAGCCTGCTTCGCAAGCTGACTCACAACTATCACCGGGGCGGCAGGCGGATCGACATGCGGTTGCAGGTGGTGAGCGGCATTTCGTATGCGGAGTTGGCCAACAAGTGCCTTGAGATTGGCATGCCGAAGCCCGTCAACATCGACACTGATCTCGAAGTTCCGCCTGCTGCATCGAGTGCTGGTCGGCGGACAGCCTCTTCCAAGACGCAAGGCTACGTGTTCGACCCCGCTAATCTTTCTTACGCGCGGACGTCTACGCCAATCGACCTGACGGGCGGCGGCTTGTATCTGGAATTCCAGAATGGTGATCCCGCCCCGTTGCAATCTCTTCGGGCCTTGCGCAGCCTGTGTCGCATGGGGTTCTTCACAACTACGCCCATGCCGCGCGTGATTGGGCTGTCTAAATCCAACTTGGATCGCCTCAAGAACAAGACTTTCTTGGCTACGCTTGAGAAACACGGCTGGGTTCGCTTCGATGCCGCGTGGATTCAGGCCAACGTGGGCAAGGATTTTATTGAAGGGCATCACCGGAGCGGGTCAATCCTTGACTGGCTTCGCCAGCCGACTACGCCTAGCCGCAAGCTGCTTGAAGCGTGTTCATGGGATGATCTTCAGGACCTCGTCAAGGCTGTGCGTCCTTACCTGACGCTGGGCATGGACTATGCGAAGTATGAGAACCACCTTGACTTGTATGCCATGATGGCAGGCGACCAGCTTTCCGCAAAGCGGCGGGGTCTTGATGCGGGCGCACGCCTTGAAACTGCTTGGCAAAAGTTTCTAGACAAGCACCCCATGCTGCGCTACACTGACATGTCGCGTGCGCCGACCAATGTTCTCAACGACTATGTCAACCGCTGATCTAGAAGGAGATATCAGCAATGGTTCCGTTCATCCTCGCTTCCGACTCGGTGTCCCTGTTCCCGTTCGGGAAGGCACCCATCACGCTCGACTCGTCGCATGTCAACTTCGCTGCGGTGGTCGAGGCTATCAAGGCGCGTGACTTCGACACGGCTATCGAACTGGCTTCCGTCGCAGCCTTCGTTAACAAGGTGACTGAAGGCAACGTCACCGTGACCGAGGCCGGCGTCACCTTCAAGGGCAACCCCATCACCGGCTACCTCGCCGACAAGATGGTGGTGTTCCTGCGCAACGGATTGCCCATCGAACACTACTGCCGGTTCCTCGACAACCTCATGGCCAATCCGTCCATGACTAGCCGCAACGAACTGTTCCTGTTCCTTGAGGCTGCCGACCTGCCGATCACGCCGGACGGCCACTTCCTGGCATACAAGGCGGTGCGTGGCGACTTCAAGGACAAGCACTCCGGCACCTTCGACAACTCGCCCGGCCAGATCCACGAGATGGCACGCCACGATGTGGACGACGACCGGAACAAGACGTGCAGCTACGGCTTCCACGCTGCCGCCTACGAGTACGCGAAGAACTTCATGTCGGGCGATGGCAAGATGGTCGCCGTCAAGATCGACCCGGCCTGCGTGGTGTCGGTGCCCTCTGACTACGGTAACCAGAAGCTCCGCTGCACCCGCTACGAGGTGATGTTCGAGGTGCCCGACGCAGCCGATGTCTTCAAGGGCAAGGCTGTCTATGAGGACACGCACGCCCCCTTCGATGACGAGGACCGCGACTACCTGTTCTGGCTGGGCGACAAGGACTGACGGATCGGGGGAGGGCTTAGGCTCTCCCCTTCCCATCCCGGAGGCATGAAGATGAGCGACGATGCGACTGATACACCTGCTGCTGTTCCTGTGGATAATCCTCCTGTTCTGAACCGCCTCACGAGGGCGCAGGTCTTTGCCCGTGACCCCGAGGAGACGACACAAGAGGACATCGACTTCATCGTGGCCGAGCTTCGCAAGATCAACGAGCGCAACCGCAAAGCCCGCAAGGACGACGAAGCCATTGCCGAGGGTACGGCCAAGCTCAAGAAGGCCAACGCCGCAACCCGCAAGAAGAAGGGCGCCGCCCCGCTTCCTGCCGACTTGCTGGACGCCAAGCTATGATCGACCGTGTGAGTGTGCCGAAAGGCTGGAAGCTGGCAGCGCCGGAATGGGGTTCGCCACGCTCGCGCCGCAACGACGCTAAGGGTGGCGAGGTCTGCGGCGTGCTGATTTGGAATTACGAAACGGGGGAGGGTGAGGTGTTGCTTCGCCCGGCCTTCCTCTCGGGATGCGCCGTCATCAGCGCTGACGCCATCTCGGACTGGGCGGGATTGCTGGATCGCGAATACGACAGGGGTGACGCATGAATCTGACCAATAAGCTGCGGCTGCCCGAGGCTATCGTCCGTGCAGTCAGCAACGATTCGTATACGAAAGGCGAGGCCGACATCTCGGTGACCGAACTGCTGGTCCCGCCGCAGATGCGCAGGCTGCGCCTCGCCCATGACCACGAGCTTGAGGAGGATGTGAGCGACCGCATCTATTCGTTGCAGGGGCAGTCGATGCACCACATCATCGAGCGTGCAGCGGATGGCGATGCCTTCGTTATGGTGGAGGCTACCCTGTATGCGGAGTATGCAGGCTGGAAGGTGAAGGGTCAGGTCGACCACCTGCTGCTGGCGACAGGCGAACTGCTCGACTTCAAGCTTACGTCCACCTACAAGGTGAAGCCGGGCCAGCCGCCTCGTGAGTGGGTCGAGCAGACCAACATCTACAGGCGCATGCTGGAACGTGAGAAGGGCATGAGCATTCCTGCGGTTGCGATCCTTGCGATCCTGCGCGACTGGTCCAAGAGCCAGAGCCGCCGGTCACAGGACTATCCGCAGGCGCCTGTCATCAGGCTGGAGGTTCCGCTCTGGACACCAGAGCAGGCCGATGCCTTTATCGAGGAGCGTGTGCGTCTGCATCAGGCGGCAGATCCTGCGTCCTGCACCGACGCTGATGTATGGGCCAAGCCTGCCAAGTGGGCTGTCCATAAGCGGGGTGCTGCCAAGGCGATCCGGGTCTTCGACAATCCGATCGATGCGGAACAGCTTGCCAGCACGGCGTCTTCGTTGTATGTTGAGTTCCGGCCGGGCGAGGCCATCCGATGCCAAGACTGGTGTCAGGTGGCGCACCTGTGTCCGCAATGGCAAACAGATCCACGTAACACTCGTATCCCTTCCGTAGAGGAGAGTCTTTTCAATGGCTAAGTTCGAAGCGTCGGCGCTTCCGCCACGCATCCTGATCTGCGGCGAGCCCGCCTCCGGCAAGACCGGCGCCTTGGCGCAGCTTGCCAACTCCGGCTATCGCCTGCTGATCCACGACTTCGACAACAACAGCCGCGTCATCGGGTCCTACCTGAAGCCGGGCGCTGGTGACGTGTACCTTCAGACCTATGCGGTCGCGAAGATCACCAACACCAACCTGTTCGGGGGCACGGCTGTTGCGCCGAAGCAGGCGGTCGACTCGATGCGTACCTTCTGCAAGCTCCTTGAGCAGTGGAAGACGCCGACCGAAGACCTTGGTCCGGTTGCCAACCTGACTGCCAAGGATGTCATCGTGATTGACAGTGGCACCTTCCTTGGTGAGATGCTGCTGCTGGCTGCGCACGAGGACCCCGAGACCAAGCGTGACCTGCGCTCGCTGTACAATGTGGCGGGCCGCTACTACGGTGCGATCCTCGATCACCTCACCGGCCCGAAGGTTGGTGCTTCCGTGATCGTGCTGACGCACATCATGCAGACCGGCGAGAAGGACGACCAAGGGAAGATCGTGGGCAAGGCCCGTGACATTCCGGTGGGCGTGGGCGAGAAGTTCTCGAAGAAGATGCAGACCTACTTCTCCGACATCTGGCACCTCGAAGTCGGGCGCGATGGCAAGCGTACCTTCAAGACCAGCGCCACCGACAAGGCTTCGCTGCGTTCCTCCGCACCCAACCTGATCAAGCCCGTCGAGGACTTCGACCTCGCGTCCATGCTTGATCGCCTGACCGGGAGCAAGTAACATGCCGTGCATGCTTGAGTTCGAGACTACGCACAAGGCTCCGCTAAACGTCATCTACATCAATGCGAAGTCTATCCATACAGCCCAGCCACATCCTAAAGTTGAAGGCTTGACTGAGATCATCTACGGGCAAGAAAACCATGTTGTCGTGCGCGAAGAGTGTGGCTCCGTTGTAGATAGGCTTCGCCGCGCCTTCGAGATAGGAGAAGCATAGCATGCCGGTCGGTGGACCCCGGCTTCGTGAGGCGGGCCTTACCGTCAAGCGCCTCAACAACCTTGAAAAAAGTATTTATCAAAGGCGGAGTGCGAGCAACTGCGTGCTTGGCTCGATTCCGAAAAACCGCTTGGCCGAATTTACAAAGCACCAACTTGAGTCTGCGGGCATCAAGGTTGGGCCAGGCGTGGACCTGAAGATGAAGTGAGATTTCTGGAGACGATGCGCTTGACAGGGCCGCACTCCAGATGTATCTATGCCCTGTCACCTAGTGACAAACCCAAGATGGAGAATGCAAGTGGCTGATCTTTTCGACACCGTCATTTCGGAAACCGCTTCCGAGCGTCCGGCTTTCCGGCAGGCTCCGGCGGGTGACTATCTGGTGACGGTCCAGTCCGTCAAGTTCGTCAAGGCGAACTCCGGTACGCAGGGCATCGAGCTTACCTACACGATGGTGGAGCCGATGCACGACGAGGACATGGAGGGCGTTGAGCTTCCGAAGTGCCGCCTCCGTGACACCCAGTGGATCACGGAGAAGACTATCGGTTACGTGCAGGAACGCCTTGCCCGTATCTCGCCCGAGGTTGTGGGCAACACGATCCGCGAAGTCGCCGACATTCTGCCCGGCAACGACGTGGTGGTGAACGTGTCGCACGAGACTTCCAACCGTGACGGCACGCCGCTGAATACGCCTCGCCTGAAGGTCGAGCGTTACTACTCGGTCGACTGGTACATGAACAACAAGAAGGCCGCCTAACGGCATAGGGAGGGGGTAGGCTTCGGTCTACCCCTTTCCATTATGGAGGCGCTTCTATGATCATTGAAGTCTTCCACACCGAAACCACCCCCGCACACGAGCTTCGCCGCCGGGTCATCGACATCCTCGTGGCAGCCGGCGAGCCTGCCCCCCTCACCATCGAGGACTTCCAGGCTATGCGGCAGGAGAAGAAAGATGTCCGATAGCGCAGTCGCGCAGGCCCGCCGCCTGTACATGCACTCCAAGAACGACGGCCGCATCACGGCTATGGATATGTCCCGCCTCATCGCCTCGATGGAACTGCTCCAGTCCGAGCGCAACCGCCTGTTCGCCGCTGTCAAGCTGGCCGAGGAAATGCTGCGCGATGCCGGCCTGACTCACGGCGCCGATGCTATGCTGGCTGCGCAGATGGAGACCGACACATGACATGGCCCGAGATAATCATCTTGACCGCCGCCGTAATCATGGCTGGCTTCATGATCTTCGGAGTGTCCGATGACTGACGCCGAACGCGACCTACTGCTGGCGCTGGCCAAAGCCGTCCTCGTCGGCACCCATCCCCCGCCCTACGACTACGCTTCAAGCGATGAACTGTCACGGGCATGGCATGCCATTCGCAAGGCAAGAGAGGAAGTCGAACATGAGGTGGAAGCTCGCCGCGCTGACATTGTTGCTCTGCTGGCTACCCTTGAAGGCGCAAGCAAACCCCAGCCGGCAGATGGAATGTCTGGCGAAGGCAGTGTACTGGGAAGCGCGCAACCAGCCGTTCAATGCCCAAGTTGCGGTCGCCCAAGTTGTCCTGAACCGCGTCGAGGATGGTCGTTTCCGCTCTGACATCTGCGGCGTAGTCTTCCAGCGGGACTCGCGCGGCTGCCAGTTCACGTGGGTCTGCACCAACGCTACGAGGCGGCCCCGTGATCCGCACTCGTGGCAGGTCGCACAGGTCGCAGCTTATGTGGCCGTCTTCGACTACATCGACATGGTGAACGGCGCGATCTTCTTCCATGACACGAGTGTTCGGCGCTGGTCACACATGGAGCGAACTGCTAGGATAGGCGAACTCGTTTTCTACAGGGAGCGGTGACGTGGGCAGGAACTATAGTCCGGCTGCAAGGCTGGAGATCGAACGCGAAAGGTGGCGGCGGGAGCAGGGTATCGAGGCGCCCGTCTCTACGTCGACTACGGATCGCCGCATCCAAGTTGTGATTGTGCCCATCCAGTTGGAGCTTCCCTTCGACCAGCCGTGCGCCGAGACTGCAACATGATTCACTACCACGGTACTCCCATTACGCCCAAGGCAAACTTAGAAAAGCTGGCCGGCCGGCACTTCTGCATTTCCTACGTTGAGCCGCGCGACATAGATTGGTGTACGCGGAACGGGGCGTCGGTCATGATGGACAACGGAGCTTTCACCTCTTGGACACAGGGGAAGCCTGTCGATTGGAATGGTTATTACAAATGGCTGGAGCCTAGGCTAGAGCCTCCGCACTGGGCAGTTCTGCCGGATGTGATAGACGGCGACGAGCAAGCCAATGATGAATTGCTGAAGGGCAATCCCTTTCGCAAAGAACTGGTGGCTCCCGTCTGGCATCTCCACGAAAGTTTCGACCGGCTTAAAAGGTTGATAGATCAATGGCCTAGGGTTTGCTTCGGAAGTTCGGGCGCATACGCGAAGATTGGAACCTCCGACTGGAATGCTAGGATTGACAGCGCCTGGGAGATAACTGTAAAGACCGGCAGCAAGCCTTGGATACATATGCTTCGCGCCATGTCTGCGGCCAGCAAAGGTCCATGGCCATTCGCTAGTGCTGACAGTACCAACATAGCGCGCAACCACAAAGGGTCGCGACACCAGCGCGCACAAGACATCGAGCAAATGGCAGCCCGCCTTGATGCTCAAAACCCTACGCCGAAAAGGATTGTGACATGAAGTACCTTCTTGCCGGAGCTTTCTTGGCCTGCATTCCAATTGCCAACTGGCTAATTGCCAACGTGGGCACGGTCTGCATCCCCAATGGTCCATGCCTGATCCCCGTAGCACCTAGCCTTATGGCCCCTTCTGGTGTCCTAGTTATCGGCGCCGCGCTTGTGCTTCGCGATCTTGTGCAGGAGACGCTAGGCCGCGCTTGGGTTCTGGCCTTGGTTGCTGCGGGTGCTATCCTGTCGCTGGCACTCAGCTCCCCGGCCCTCGCAGTGGCCTCTGCGACAGCCTTCTTCCTGTCCGAACTCGCAGACTTTGCTGTGTATGACCGGCTTCGCAAGCGAGGCATGGCCTTGGCAGTACTCCTGTCCGGCATGGTCGGCGCAGTTCTCGACAGCCTGCTCTTCTCTTGGCTGGCATTCGGGACGGTTAGCTGGGCACCCGGATTGATTATCGCTAAGATCTATGCCTCGCTCGCTTACGCTGCTTGGCTGGCGTACAAAGGACGGAAGGTCACTTGAATGAAGACAGCACTGGTCGTTGACTGGCCGTCCATCGATGCGGCTGACGGCAACGTCATGTCGGAGTGGGAGTGGCAGGTCACCAGCGAACTGATGAAGCTGGCCGACTTCAAGCCGGATGTCATCCGGGTAGCCTACCCCACTTACGTGGCGAAGTGGCCCAGCTTGTTTGTGGGTGGCAAGGTTGGCGGGGATCTGATCCCTGCTGCCCAGGCTGCCCGCGACAAGCTGGTGGCTGCGCTGAAGGGCTACGACCTAGTGCTGACGCTGGGTCCGCATGCCATGTTCTGCCTGACGGGCGAGTGCAAGATCGACACCTTCCGGGGCACCCACGTGGACAGCCCTGCCGTCGAGGGCATGCAGGTGGTGCCGACCTACGCGCCCTACCTGTACGCACGCCTGGCGTGGAACGAGCGGCCCGTCGTAGTGTCCGCTATGCGCAAGGCCAAGCAGCGGTTCGTCGACAAGCCCCGGACCATCTACTTGCCCGACAACATCGCTGACCTGTATGCGTTCTCGACGCAGCATATCGGCGACCAGATCGTCTTCGACGTGGAGACCAACAAGTCCTGCCGCATCACGGAGTTCTCGGTCTCTACCTCGTCGGATTGCTGCCTGTACGTCCAGTTGGAGGACCGGGCCTACCGTTCGACGTGGTCTGAGCAGGACGAACTGGACATCTGGCTGTGGCTCCGCTTTCTGGCGGCCCGTAAGGATCTGGCGTGGGGATTCCACAATGCGACATATGACTTGACCTACCTCGACGCATATGGTATACGACCTCGTGGCCACATCTTCGACACGATGCTTCGGCACCACGCATGGCAACCGGAATGGGAGAAGTCGCTGGGTTTCCTAGCTTCCCTCCACATTCCGACCCGCGCATGGAAGCATCTGCGGACCAAGGCCAAGAAGGACTTCAACAAGACAGGCGCCATATGAGTGAAGATGATGCGGCCATGCGCCGCTTGTGGGCTAGCGTAATTATTCAGGCGCTTATCGATGCCACGGCAATACCGCACACGCCAGTGGCAGCGGCTCACAAGCGGCAGGCTAGAGCCTGGCTTTCGGTCGAGTACGGCACGACAGCACAGAACTTCGACGAGGTATGTCTGGCTGCCGACATCGAACCGAGCAGGGTCCGCAACTTCTTCAAGGGATATGACGGCCCGCCCTTGACGCTGCATGTCCTGTCCCGTATGCGAGACACCTTCCTGAAAGGTAACGTCAGTGCGAACAATCACCGACATGACCCCGACTCCTGAGAATCAGGAGATCGTCTACAACGCACTCGATACCATGCAGACCATGGCCCTCAAGGAAATCTATGACGAGGGCCTTCTGCCTGCGTGGGCCAAGACCACCTACGAATACAGCGAACTGATGCTGGGTCCCATCATGACCATGATGCGGCGCGGCGTCCAAATAGATACGGCCAAGCGGGACCGCCTTGTGGCTGGCCTGCGTGCCCGTGCCGACAAGGTGCAGGCCAACTTCGACTACGTGTGCGAGGCGCTGTGGGGCACCACCATCAATCACAACTCTACGCCCCAGCTTACCTACATGTTCTATACGCTGCTTGCCATCCCGGAACAAACCAAGTCCAAGAAGGGCGAGACCAAGGTCGGCACCGACCGGGAAATCCTTGAGCGCATCGCAGCCAACTACCCGCGTGGTGCCTTCTTTGCGAACCACATCCTGCGTATCCGCGACCTTGAGAAGCAGGTCGAGTTCCTATCGAAGAAGCTGTCGCCGACCAACCGCTTCCACGCATCCTTCAATATTGCCGGCACCGAGACCTTCCGGCTTTCGTCCAGCGAGCATCCCTTCCGCATCGGCTCCAACCTCCAGAACATCCCGAAGGAAGCCCGCTCCTGTTTCATCGCTGACCCCGGCTACATGATGTTCTACTCGGACCAGCAGGGTGCCGAGGCGCGCATCGTGGCCTACCTGTCGGGTGACGAGAACTACATCGCGGCTGTCGAGGGCGGCGACTCCCATACGATGGTGGCCAGCATGGTGTTTGGCTTCCCGCCAGATCGGGAGCTTGCCGAGCGCGAGTACTACCGGGGCTACTCGTATCGGGACATCACCAAGAAGGGCGCCCACGGCTCCAACTACTATGGCAAGCCGTTCACTCTGGCCCAGCAGATGAAGGTCGAGAAGGAGGTGGCCGAGTCTTTTCAGGCGCAGTACTTCCGGCGCTTCCCCGGCATCAGCGACTGGCACGTCTGGGTGGCCAGGCAGTTGCAGACTAAGGGCTTCCTCGTTACGCCCTTCGGTATCAGGCGCAACTTCTGGAATAGGCGCTGGGACGATGCCACCCTGCGCGAGGCCATTGCGTTTGTGCCGCAGCACTGCGTCGGTGTCCTCATGAACATCGGCATCTATAAGCTGTGGGAACGCTTCGAGGGGAAGCCGGGGGCCGACGTGCAGATCCTGCTGAACCTGCATGATGCGGTGCTGGGTCAGGTCCGCATCGACAAGGCCGACGAGTTGCTGCCGCAGGTGCTGGAGTGCCTGAACTTCCCGTTCCCGGTCACCGACATCAAGGGCAAGAGCCGCGAAATAGTTATTCCATTCGACGTGGAAGTCGGCTATAATTGGCTCAAGGCCAGCGATAAGAATCCTGATGGCCTCAAGAAGTGGAGGCCGCATGGCAGCAAAGCATGACTACTTGGTGGACCGGGCAGCGAACTATAAGCTTATGTCCGACATCAAGAACTGGTGGCGCAAGCGTGGCTATGAGGTGAAGGTCTGGATGGAGCGGGCTATCGACCCGACCAACGGCACCAACATCCACGTCATCAGGACCAACATCCATCAAGACGTTGCGAACGCAAGGACCCGCTATGTCACCGACCGATAACATCGTCTCCTTCAA